AAAAATAAATAAATAGTAAGGGTTGCTTAATGTTGCCAACTCAAGGCCGGTAAAAATCAAATTATTATTTTGTCCTTTATAAATATGCAACATTTGTTCTATAAATTTAAAAACCCTACCCACTTATGTAGGTAGGGCGTAATTAAATAACTGCTTTACTTTATATAATTGGCTAAGATTAACCAGCAGTTTCAAGCGCAGCACCTACACTTGCGCTAACTTGTAAGAAATCGTCCGGCTCTACGCCAGTCAATGTAATATTGTATCCGTTACGATCGCCGGCTCCAGTACCGCTACCATTCTCGGTAGAAGCCACATAAAGTCCGTTACCTTTACCAAACATACGATAATTGCCGTCCATGTCTAAAGTTACAATCATAACTTTTGCTTTCGCTAGAGTACGTACTATGTTGGCAGTTGTGCTATCTCTTTTGTTCAAAGGGAAAACCACCTGGTGCGTGTAAAATAAAGATCCATTTTCTTCCGAACCAGTTGCGTTTGAAGTTGTATTTGCGGTTGCACGTGGCACCTCAAATTTATAAAAACGCTTACCAGTTGCCTTAGTAATTCCGGTAACTAAACCACTTACTTCGGTAACGCCAGAAATATTGCCAAACTCGGCAATGAATACGGCTTTTAATCCTCCTATATTTTCGCGGCAGTCGATTACGAATCCGCTAGAAATTGCACATGGCATATAAAAAAGTTTAAAAAAAAGGCGGCGTTTTTTGCACCGCCTTTCTTTGGTTAAATATTAAAACTAGATAGTTGACTTAAACTTCACACAAAGTTGTGTATAAGCTACGTTCACACCCATCTTGAAAGCTACTCTATAACGAACTTCGTTATTGTCTTTTGAATACCAGATAGTGTAGTTATCTTCTTCAGCTTCTAAGTCAAACGCCATTGCAATGTTAGACAAAGTTGTTGCGTAGATATCTCCAGTGCCATTCAATCCGTTTACTGCTACTAACTTAGCGTTAGTTCCAGGGATAACAAACATTCTATCAGAACTTGCATCAACTTGGTAGTTGTATAAGTTCAACGCTTGGTAAGCTAATACTGCTAATCTATAAGCGTCATGTCCTACGAAGATATGTAAATCTTCAGCGTCAATAATTTCAACTGGTACTGCTCTGTAAACACCTTGTAATGAAGCTACGATATTGTTAACAGTTAAAGTTGAAATAGGCGCACCAGATACAAATCCAGAAACGTTTGCATCAACTGGAGAACCAGCATCAATCAACTTAATTAAGCCATCGAAGCGTTTTAGATTCTCGCTACCGCTGCCCGTATCGCCTTGCCAAATGCCGATTTCTAATTGCTTAGCAATAGTCTTGTTCTTTTGTTCAGCAAACTTAGTTTGGAACTCAGCCCATCCGAAATCTTCGTAAGTTGATCCAGCTCTTAAAGCCTCTTGAGAGAAGTAGGCTTCAAAATCTTTAGGGCAAATTGCTTCTTCGATTTTGATTTTACCAACTGTTACCGTTGCTTGGCTTAAAGTAGTTGTACCACTTGCATTCCAACCGCAAGCATCAGCTTGGAAGTTAGCGTTTGTAGCTAGTTTTGGAACCGCTACCGCTGACTTAGTCTTAGGTAACAAGATACCACCTTGCTTAATTAATTCTTGTGTTTTTGCAGAAAAAACTGCTTCGGTCAATAAAGGTGCAATCTGTTGTTTAGTATATGCACTTATGCCTGAAAATGATAATGCCATTTTTATTAAATTTTAAATTATGAACAAATTGATTTAGAGAAATTTTCAAACTCGGCCTTTGCATCTAATTTTTGATTAGCAAAAGCATTGCTTGTTTTTATGCTTGCATCCGGAGTACCTTGAGGCGCTTCAACTAGCATTTTGCTAATTTGCATAAGTCCCTCAATTACTTTATTTGCTTGCGTTAATTTTGTTTCGTATGCTGCAAACTTTTCTTCGTATGCTGCAAACTTTTCGTTTGTTGCATTTTCAAAAGCGGCAAACTTTGCGCTCATGTCTTCTACTACTGGTACTTCAACTTCTTGAGTAGTTGCTGGCTTAATTTCCATTATAACTCCATTGTCGCCTAGTACTATTGTTGTGCCATCTTCTAACTTATGTTCGCCTAATGGTGCTGGCATGCCATCGATAGTTACTACGCCACCTACTGCTAGCTCGGTAACTTGTACCATTGTGCCGTCAGCTAGTTTAGCGTCCATCATTTTTACTTTCATTTCTGGTGTTCCAGATACTGGCGCCATATCCGGCGTCATTGCAAAAGATTGGTCTTCTTTTACTAATTCAACGAAAAATTGTTGAACTTTCTCTAAAATTGTTTGCGCGTCTTTCATGCTTATATATATTATTTTGATTGAATAGGTACTTTTAGTAAATCTGCTAACTCTGCTAGCTTTTGCTCGGCGTAGCTTTTTTGTCTATTTTTTGGTAAAGCATAGTCGAAAAAACCTTCTACACTAAACCCTTTTACTTTGCCGTCTTTAATTAGTTTCCAGGCTTGGTCGTTTTCTACATAGAAACTGCCAAACCATGATCCGTCCTTAGCATCCTCAAAACCAGCCATGGGGGAAATGCCTCGTTCTTTATCTACTATAAAACTTTCAAACATTACTAAGCCATCAAGTTGCATATTGCTATCATGCATCAAATTAACGTTTTGTTGGTAGCCTTTTTTGCTAAATTTAATGGCAATATCTTTAATAGTTTCCGCGCTAAACTTTACGTAATGTTCGCCAAATTTACTATTGTTGCGGTAGATAGGCGTATCGGCTAGCATCAACGGACCGCTTATAATGTGCTTGTCTTCGTCCTGGATAGCAAAGTTTAAATTTATACTTGCAAAGTCTTCGTTGTTCATTTTGCTTTCGCACCAACGTAGCATTGATTCTCCACCCCAAAGTAAATAGCTAATTGTTCCGCAAGCCTCGGTATCGTCTGGGTTATAATATTCCGCCGCTCTACTTAAATAAGAATAAGTCCTTTTAATAGTTTCTTTTGAAAGGCGCTCGCCGTTCATTATTTGTTGCGCTCTTACCTTGCCTACTTGCGTCGCACATTTATTGCCTAGCTTTTCGTTTAATTTTATTCCACGCTCCGCAGCTTTTTTAGCTGTAACCGGATAGTCGTTATAACTTTCTTCGGCAAAGTGTTGCTCCCAAATAGAATTACAAATAGCGACGGCTTGTTCGCTTTCTTTGCCCTCGTTAATTACATAACTAATGCAACGAGGCAAAAATTTATCTTTATGCTCGCCACTTGAAGGTTCAATAAAATCTTGACTAAATACAATAAAATCCTTTTGTATGGCTGGCTTGTCAACCAAAGCAATAAAACTCACTTCGGCATCGTCTTGTAATTCTTCTTGTATCTTAAGCTCGTAAATAGGTAATTCCATGATAATAAATATAAAATTGTTGCTTTGTGTACTTTTAGTTTATTCTAGCGGCGCGGTTAAGTCTTGCCGTACGTTCTTGGTTGTTACTTATGTCGCTTTCTATTACGTATGCTCTACCCCCACTACCCCCCATTTGATTCACTTGCTCTGGGTTTAAAATAGTTGTAGCCGGTTGTGGACTAAGTGGCGCGCTTGCCGTTACACTACCACCGGTATCGCCACCACCACCACTAACCGAAGGCGCTGCTTTGCTTTTACCGGCTGAAATAATAGCCGCAATTTGTGCCGCACCGGCAACGCCAGCGCCGACCGCTTGGGCAATAGTGTTGGCCTTAGATATTCCCTTACCGACTATTGCACCAGTTACGGCCGCCTTACCACTAGCAATTTGCGCAGCCGCTAAGCCTTGCATTCCTGGAATAAAAGCGCTTGCAATACCGACGCCAATGGTAGCGTTACCCGCCGCAATAGCCTTATTGTATTCTGCTTGTTGTTGCCTACCACTTAATAAAATAGATCCTATACTCGAAGCCGTTGCAATAGCTACTTGCGCAATTCCAAAAGCCTTAGCCAAGTCGCTACCTTCTCCAAGTACATGCGATAAGTTACCAATGCTTGACGCAATGCTATTGCCTAAAGTAACCCAGCTTTCGCCTATTGCAATATTAGTAGCAAATGCAATGTCTTGCCTTTTTTGTTCTAGGTCGTTAATTTCTTGTTGTTGCTTATTATAAAAATCATTCCATTCTTGTTGCGATTTGAATCTTTCGTCTATTACTTTTTGTTGTTCATCACTATTCTTTTTATCTATTGCTATTTGCTTATCGCTTAGTTCAATTTTTTTAGCAACGTATTCGGTGTCTGCGTCTATTAATTCGGCTTGAATACCTTTGTATTCAACGCTATCTTTTTTAAATAATCTTTGTTTTTTTTCTAAATCTTCCTTCTTTAATTGGTAGCTTTTTTCTTCAAAGGTTTTTTCTACATCTAGTTTTTGTTGCTCATTTGTTGCAAATACAAGTAGTTCTTGTTTTATATTTTTTAACCTTGCTTCGCTTAATTTATTGTCGGTATCTAGATTTTTTAATTTATCCTGGAATGCTTTGTCTGCTATTTCTTTTCTTCTACTAGCTTCCTCTTTTTCTATGCTAGTAATTTGTCCTTGTGTACGCTTTGCAATTTTAGCACCTTGTGCGCCGGCATCCTCGGCAGCAATTATAAGCGCATCAATACCGGCAAGTTTTTCTTTGTCGATATTCTTCATGCCCATTAACTCGGCACGTGCTATCTTTAAATTTTCTAAAGTACCGGTGCGTATAACCTTTAAAACATTTTCTCGCGCTCCAAGTTCCAGTGCAAGTTGCTCCATTAATAATGTAGCTTTTTGCTTATTTATTGCTATTACTTTGTCTGTTTCTTCTCGCTCAATTCTTGCGGCTTCTTTTAGTGCGGTAATCCTTTCTTTAATAGGTGTATTTGCATCCGCAGCTATTTCGCGCGCTTCTTGTAATTTTCTATTTGCCTCGGCGGTTGCTAAAGCTGAATTACGTTGCGCGTCTTCTAGATCGTCCAGGGCTTCGGTAATTTCGCCAAATCGTTCGCTTGTTGCCTTGCTTGAAATACCTAGCGCATCAAGTGCAACAATTAAACCATTATTTACAATTTCGGTAAATTGTATAAATCCGTCAATTAATGGTGTAAGTATTTTAGTTATAAACGTAGTAAATATACCGCTTAAAATTCCGAAGGATTTACCTAGCGCATCACTTACCCCTTCCATTTTTTTAAATGGTTGGAATAATGCCGTAACCACTGCGACTAGCGTAGTAACTACCGCAATAATTGGGTTTGCCATAATTATGTTTAAAGCGTTATTAAATAAATTAGCGGCGTCGCTTGCCTTTTTTGCAGCTGGGGATAAGCTACTAAGCTCTTTACCTAATTCACTTACCGATTTACTGGCACCCGAGGTGTCAACCTCAATTTTGGCGCCTATTATTTTTGTCTTTTTTGCCATTTTATTTTTAATTATTTATTTAACAATCTCCGCATGATTCAATCGGTACGGCATTGTTTGCAGTTCCATTCCTTCTAAATTTCCTATATTTAAAAACCCCGCTTATTCTTTGTTGCAACCAAAACTCGTCGTTACTAACCATGTCGGACCAAACGGCACTAGGTAAGCTAATAACTTGAGTACAATCGCATAAGGTAGTGCCTACCACTGTAATCGAAATTGAGCCGTATTCGCCACCGGCACAAACCTCGGTTGATCCTACAAGCGACGCTCTGCCGCTGAAGGTTGCTTCAGTGTATCCGCAAGTAGGCGAGTTGGCTTCAATTAAAGCACCTAT